GTTTTTTCTCACACAGAAGGATATTCAACAAGAACAGATGGAACGGGTTCACATGCAGAAGGATTAAATGGTTGGGCATCAGGTAGTTATTCACATGCTGAAGGATTTGCAACTTTAACTTTAGGTGAAGGTTCACATGCTGAAGGAAATAGTACTATAGCACTAGGAAATTACCAACACGTTCAAGGAGCATTTAACATTACAAGTTCCTCCCCTTCTGCATTTATAATTGGAAATGGAACTAGCAATAGCAATCGTTCAAATTTAGTATTTGCTTCTGGAAGTAGATTTGAAATTACTGGTGGATTATATATTAATGGTCTTACTAATACGGCTCAATCAAATGTTATAACATATAATAGCACAACAGGACAATTCTTTTATACTGCATCTTCTACTGTTGGTAAAGAAACTTCCCCATCTGGAAACGATTATGAAATTCAATTTAGTAATGGTGGTAATTTTGGATCTGATACATCTTTTCAATATGATCCGTTAATATCTGCTTTAATTAATGGTATTAGTAATACTGCTACTGGAAATGGATCACATGCTGAAGGTTCTACTACAACAGCAACAGGTGAATATTCACATGCTGAAGGATATCAAACAGTTGCTCAAGAAACTGGATCACATGCTGAAGGAAGAAATGGTATTGCTAGTGGAACATTTTCTCACGTTGAAGGGTTATCTTCAATAGCATCTGGATCTCATTCTCATGCTGAAGGAGAAGGTACAACTGCTAGAGGTAATGGATCACACGCTGAAGGATACAATACAAATGCTTTTGGTAATTATTCACATGCTGAAGGAGAAAGTTCTATTGCTTTAGGACAAGCTTCACATGCTGAAGGTAGAAACACAATTGCTTCTGGTTCATACCAACATGTTCAAGGTCAGTTTAATACCCTTGGAGATGATACATCTTTAATGATTATTGGCAATGGTACAGGAACCGCCCCAGCAGCACGTAAAGATGCATTTAAAGTAAGAATGTCCGGTTCAATCGTATTACCGACCACTCAATCAGCTGCTCCATCTTGGACAGGAACCGATGGAGAAATTATTCCTGCAACAGTAGGAGGTAAATATTTTCTTTATATGTGGATGGGAGGAGCTTGGAGATCAGGTTCATTTGCATAAAAAACATATTTTAAATAAAATTTAAGGCACCTAAAGGGTGCCTTTTATTTTTTCTCCCATATTTATAAACAAAATATCAATGAGTACATTAAAAGTTAATAATATTGAACCTACCTCAGGTGACAATATTAGATTGACAGGAAATATAACCTTTATTACTCCTGCTGGAAAAGAAATAGAATTTAATGATTCTAATACAAGTTTTAGTGGTTCTGTTACTATTACAGGATCTTTAAGTACAGATAATGGAGACGTTTTAGTCAATGAAGGAAATCTTATTTTAAAATCTGGGTCTTTACTCATTGGTTCAGGAAGCTTAAATCAGCAAACTACTTCTGGTTCAACTTCTGCATCATATTGGAGTATAACTAGTTCAATGACCATTACAGGTTCAGAAGGATCTGATTGGACTGTTGAAGTTGAAGGAAATACTACTGTTACCGGTTCATTTGAAGTATTAGGTGATACTGATTTTACAGGTGATGTAACTATTAGTGGGTGTTTAGATATTAATTGCTACAACGATGAAGATAATCCTATATTTTGGGCAATTGATGGTAGAACAACTCCGGCTCCAACAGGGTTTGAATATGTTTCTATAAACTTTAGTACTTATGGAAATTTAACAACAGGAATTGCTGCTGCCGCTGCTGCTTCAAATAACGTATGTTATATTTACGACCCTGCTACTGGAACATACGCCCCTTATGGATACTCAGGAACAAGCTTTGATGGTGTTGTTACATATATTTCAGCTTCTGGTCCTGAAATTGCTACAGGAACAGTAATTCAAATTGGTTTTCCAACCCCTATTTCAGGAGCTACACCAATTTATCCAATTGGAACTGGATCTTTAACTCCTGTTGCTTCTTTTTGTTGTGATGGAATTTCATTTAACAGTGATGTAGTAATTTCAGGCGGATTAGATGTATATGGTCCTACAAATTTACATGATGGATTAATTGTAACAGGATGTATTGAAATGTATTGCCCTGGTAATGAAGCAACATCATGGTATGGATATGAAGGGTCAGTTAGATTTTCAAAACCATCTGCTAGTGTTTATCTTAATTATGCATGGTTAGATCCTTCTTATGGAGATGTTAGAACAGCCATTTCAGCATCTGCTGCTGCAAATAGTGGAACTTTTAAATTATATAATACCGTAACAGGAACTACTCAAACTGTAAATTATATAGGTTCAACATGGACTCAAACACTTACTATTATTGAGTATTCAACACCAACACTTACAGCATATACCCCAATGCCTGTAATCCATATTGGAAACCAAACTCCTAATTTGCAACCATTTGGAGCTGATGTTTTAATGGGAACTGGATCTTCTATCCCAACCCAAACTGCAACTTTCTGTTGTGACGGAAACGTATTATATGGAGATACCACATTTACTGGTTCAGTAACAATTACTGGTTCAACAGCAGTAACTGGTTCAACAACAGTTATAGGAACAACAGCGGTAACAGGCTCAGTAAATATTAAAGGTGATGGAAAATTTTCTGGATCTCTTGAAGTATCTGGAGGATTAGCTTTACCTACTGTATCAGATGGCATCCCAGGATATGCCGGTAAAAAAGGTGAAATGGTATTTTCAGTAAGCGACCGAGGTTATTTCTTCTATGTTTACTTAAATGGTGCTTGGAGATCAGGTTCACTAGCATAATTAATTAAAAAATAATTTAAAATGGGCCTCTAAATGAGGCCCTTTTTTTTCATATTTATAACAAAATAGTAACATGAACATTCCTATTTGGCCCGGCTCAAGTTCATTCCAACCAGGAGATACACCGTTTGGATTTTACGACAATGATTACCAATTTCAACAAGATGCAGATAAATTTTCAAAATTTGCTGCACAACGTTTAGGATATCCTTTAGTTGAAGTTGAATTGCAAGACATTAACTTTTATACTGCACTTGAAGATGCAGTAACAACTTATGGAAATGAATTATATGCGTACCAAGTAGCTGAAAATTTATTGTCTTTTCAAGGAAATCCCCAAACTATAGGACCCGCTAATGGTAGAGTTATACAAGAAAATCTAGCCTCTATTGTCCGTTTATCTCAACAATATGGAGAAGAAGCAGGTGTTGGAGGAACAATTGATTATCATACTGGTTCTCTTGATTTAAGAGTAGGTATTCAAAATTATGATATGAATCAATGGGCTATTGATAATGGAATCCAAGGCCGTATTGAAATAAAACGTATATTTTATGAAGCACCACCAGCAATTACTCGTTATTTCGATCCATATGCTGGTACCGGTACTGGTATGATGCAAATGCTTGATAGTTTTGGTTGGGGTTCATATTCACCTGCCATTAACTTTATGTTAATGCCTATTAATTATGACTTGCAAAAAATCCAAGCCATAGAACTTAATGACCAAATTAGAAAATCTCAATTTACATTTGAACTTGTAAATAATAATTTAAGAGTATTCCCTATTCCATTAGGAGGAGGTAGACAAAGATTACGATTTGAATATATTTTAGAATCTGATAGAAATATGCCATATACTCCTAGTACTGGGCAAGATATGATTACTAATGCTTCAAATGTACCGTATGAAAATCCAATATATAGACAAATAAATTCAATTGGCCGTTCATGGATATTTGAATATGCTTTAGCTTTATCTAAAGAAATGCTAGGATATGTTAGAGGAAAATATTCAACAGTACCTATCCCAGGATCTGAAGTTACTTTAAATCAAGGGGATCTTATTTCAGCTGCAACTAATGAAAGAACAGCATTGATTGAACGTTTAAGAACATATTTTGATACTACTTCTCGTAAAACTTTACTTGCAAATAAAGAAGCAGAAGCACAAAGTCAAATGAATATATTAAACGACGTTCCAATGACAATTTTTATAGGATAATATGGCATTATTTGGCACACAACGTGATGTTTCTTTATTTAGACACCTCAATCGCGAGTTGTTATGGGATATCATTACCCAACAATGCGTATTTTATGCCTTAAAAACAGCTGAAACTAAAGTAAACATTTATGGTGAAGCTGCTGGTGCTAGATATTATGAAGAACCTGTGCTTTTAAACGTGTTAATTGATAGAGGAGACTTCTCTAACCCAGTTGATGATTTTGGTGTAACTACTGATAGACCAATGACATTTAAGTTTCTACGTGATGATTTACGTGGTAAAAATCCTATTAATTCTGGTGGGGGTCCTGACATAGGTAATTACCCTGGAACTTCTTATGGAGCTGATGTTTTACCTGAAGTAGGAGATATTATAATGTGGAATGATTCATATTGGGAAATTGATAATGTAAACGATAATCAATTATTTGTTGGAAAAGACCCAGCATATCCATATGGTGAAAACCCATTAAACCCAGGATTAGAAAATTTTGGTACAAATTTATCTATTATCTGCACAGCACACTATGTACCTGCAGATAGAGTACAAATAACTAGAGAGAGAATATAACATGCCATCAGCTAGAAAACCAAACCCAAAATCTCAATTAGAGATACAAAATGATCAGATAGAACCATATGTGTTCCCTGAAACGGGTGAGTCTTATGGTAATCCTAATATTCCTTCTGAATTTAATCAATTTACCCCAACAAATCAAAGTGGTATTGATTTTAATCGTTCTGAACAAATGTCGTTTAGAGATGACACTACTAAACCGTTTACTGTAGGGTTGCAAGATATAGATGAATCTATAATGTATTATTTTCAGAATGTTATTCGCCCAACTGTTTATCAAAATGGAAATAGATTAGCAGTACCTGTAATATATGGTTCACCTGAAAAATGGAAATCGGTTCAAAAAGACGGATACTATAAAGATAAAAACGGTGCTATTATGGCTCCTCTAATTATGTTTAAAAGAGATACGATTGATAAAAATCGTTCTTTAACAAATAAATTAGATGCTAATGCCCCTCATTTATATACTTCGTGGGCTAAAGGATATAATTCAAAAAATTCATATTCTAACTTTAATGTACTAACTAACAGAAAACCTGTTGAACAATTTATTGTTAATGTAGTGCCTGATTATGTTACTTTAACATATTCTTGTGCTATTCAAACATATTATGTTGAACAGATGAATAAAGTTATTGAAGCAATTAACTATGCTTCAGATTCATATTGGGGAGACCCAGAACGTTTTAAATTTAAAGCATCTATTGACTCATATTCTACAGCAATAGAAATTTCAGATTCAACAAATCGTATTGTTAAAGGAACATTTTCAATTAAATTATTTGGATATATAGTTCCTGACACTATTCAAAAAGAGATCACAGCTATTAAGAAATTTAATAGCAGAGCTCAGGTTATTGTTACAGCAGAAGTAGTTAATAATTTAAATAATCTATAACAATGGCAGCAAAAGCAAAAGGACAAGCAGTAATTTCATTTGTACGTAAACCTAAAAAAAGAAGACCAGGAATACATGCAAAATCTAAAACTAGTAAAAGTAAAACTAGTAAAAATTACGTAAAGGTGTATGTTTCTCAAGGGAAATAACATATTTATGATAAAATAAATTTATGGGAATAGTTTCGGAAAAAAAGTTTTTAACAGAAGAAGAATTATCAACGTTAAAAGACATACAGAGAAAAACTCAATTACTTATATTAGAATTGGGAGAGATTGAAATGATTAAACTTCAACTTGAAGAAAGACACCAAAATGCTAAAAATTATTTATTGGAACTTTCAAATCAAGAAAATGAATTTAACCAATCTGTATTCAAAACTTATGGTAAAATCAACCTAAACCCAGAAACAGGTGAAATTACTAAACTAGATTAATTTAGTTTAAGATACACCATATTTATAATAAAATAATTCATTACAATGGCAGAAACAATTGTATCACCTGGTGTATTGGCGATAGAAAATGATCAATCGTTTGTTACTCAAGCTCCAGTTGAAGTAGGAGCCGCTATCATCGGACCAACTGTTAAAGGTAAAGTAGGTATCCCTACTATTTGTACTACTTACAGTGATTACTTAAATAAATTTGGATCTACATTTGAAAGTGGTAGCCAAACTTATTCATATTTAACCTCAATTTCAGCATATAATTATTTTAATAGTGGGGGAACTTCACTATTAGTAACTCGTGTTGTAAGCGGATCATTTACTCCAGCAACTTCTTCAGTTATCCCAACTTCAAATGCAGCAACTTCTGCTTCAGCTACAATTGATTTAACTTTTATTTCTGCTAGTGTAGCTGCAGTAGGTTCAAGTTCATTTAGTATAAATGGTATTACATTATATTACACTGGATCTAACCAAACTAATACATCAAATATAGTATACATTAATACTGCATCGTTTGCTGCTTCTACTGTAGCAAATTATGCATTTTCATCTTCCCAAGTCTTCAATTTTAGTAGTTCAGTAGCTCCTTATAGTTCATCTTGGCAATATGTAAGTTCAAGTGCTGCTTCTCCAAATTTAGTATTAACATCTATAAATCCTAATGGATTAGCTGGTAATTCATATTATTATATCTCTGGAAGTACCACAGTATATTTTTCAGGAGGTACTAACACTGAAGCATTTGTTCTTGAAACCCTATCAGAGGGTGAAATGATGAACAGTACAGGTTCATTATATGCTAATGGAACATTAGAAAATGGAACCGCAGATAATTACAGATGGCAAATTGTTTCACCAAATATAGAAGATGGTACTTTTACTTTAGTCATTAGACAAGGTAATGATTCAACAATTTCCCCTTCAATATTAGAAACATGGAGTAATTTATCTTTAGATCCTTTTGCTTCAAATTATATTGAAAAAGTAATTGGTAATCAAGTAGAAACTGTAACTTCTGACCCTTCAACAGGCGAATACTATGTTGAATTAACTGGTAACTACAGAAATCAATCTCGTTACATTAGGATTAAACAAGTAAATTACTCAACTCCAAATTATTTTGATAATATAGGAGATCCTAAACCACAATACACTGGATCTATTCCTACCGCTTCCTTAGGAGTATTTGGAAGTGCAACAGGAAAAAACATCCCTACAGGTGTTGCAGGAGCATATTATGAAAGTATTTCAAACGCTAATATCCAAGGACTATCAGCTAATGACTATACCCAATCAGTAGCATTATTAGCAAATCAAGATGCTTATAAATTTAATTTAATAACAGCCCCAGGTTTAATAGCTGATGCTACTAATTTTCCTTCTCATGTTTCTGTTGTATCTAATATTATAACAAATACTCAAAATAGAGGGGATTCAATGACTGTAATAGATCTTGTAGGGTATGGTTCAAATATTATTCCTGTAACTACAAATGCTGTTACTTTTAATACGTCATATGCTGCAGCTTATTGGCCTTGGGTTCAAACAATTGACCCTAATTCAGGACAACAAGTTTGGGTACCTGCTTCAACAATGATTCCAGGAGTTTATGCTTTTAA